TATATCAAAGGCAGAATCACCTACAGCATCAATTGACCCAGAAGACATGTTTAACAAGATCAGAAATCAGAAATAATACATGCCTAACAACACTAGCGACAATATGCGTGATTTTGCTGAAGGCAGAAGCAATTCTTCAATAACGCAAAGTAAACATCGAGAACCAGAAAAATCTCAATTCTTAAGAATGATTGTTCTTGAAGTCATTTCAGATCCAAATTATGATCTAACTGACGAAAAAAAGAAAGCAAGATGGCAAGGTCTTGGCGTCTCAAATATGACGTATGCAGACATATTGCCAAGAAATTCAATCATTGCAAGAAAAATGAGTTCAGACGAACCGCCAATGTTTGTCTTTCCTTTCTTTGCATCACATCTTTCGTTGCCATGCAAACCAGGCGAATGTCTTTGGGTGATGATAGAAAATCCCGCCGGACACTCAGATGCTGCATTTTGGATGACACGCATAATTGAACCACATCTTTCAGATGATGTTAATCATTCACATCCAGGCAGATCTTTTGAAGTCACAATGAATCCTGACACTGTAAAGATTGCAGAAAATGAAAAATCTGGAAAAGCAGAGTCAGGAGAAGATGTATGGCATGAACTTCGTAATGGACCTGTTGTTAATGTAAATGATGACAGAACAACTGCCTATGAAGGATCATTGCTTAGAGGTGAACCAGAAGATATCTTCGAACGTCTTATTACAGAATCAGATGCTTCAAAATTGATGTCATTTGAACCAGTCGCAAGATTTCGAAAGCGACCAGGCGATATCGCATTCGAGGGTTCAAATAATTCTCTCATTGTTTTAGGAACTGATCGTGAAAGTTCAATTGCTGCTTATAATGATCCTGTCACAGAATTAGAAAAATCACTTTGGACTAAAACTACATCATATCCTGAATCTGATTTTCTTAATGATGCCGGCACAATTGATATTGTAGTAGGAAGAGGACAAACAGAAACTACATTTGGAAAGTCTGCATCTACGACTAGTATACGCGATGCCAAAGGCAAGACAAAAGGGACTAGCATAAAGAAGGAACTAAATAAATCGCCTGCGATTATTTCTGCATCAGAAGGCGATCCTGACTATGTAAATGACAGAAGTCGCATACTTGTTTCACAACGGACTAGAGTTGATAGAAACTTTGATCTTACTTCTTACAATACAACAATAGATGAGAAGATGTCAGATTCTATTACTGGTGATGCTGCAATTGTAATCAAGACGGACAAGGTACGTCTCATTGCAAGAAATGATGTTCAATTTCTTGTTACAAATTTTACTGCAGGAAAAACACCAGATGGTGCACCCATTGCAATTGATGAATCAGATGCATCAAAGTGGGCATCAATTACAATCATGAATGGAGATATTATCTTCAAGCCTAGTCAAGAAGGGTATATCAAGTTAGGCAGTGAAAATGCAGATAAGGCACTACTTTGTACAGATAAACCAGCAAAACCTGTTTTAGGCACAGTACATGCTAGTCCAATTACCGATACATCTGTTGGATTTATTGGAACGTCTGCACCAGGACAAGGTACATGGGCAAAAAAGATTCTTGTAGATTAGCAAAGACTGAATATAAAAATGGCAGATCCTCCTCATGCACAAGTTGCAGCAAATGTTCTAGAAGAAAAAAATGGAAATCTTGTTATCACAGATGTAGCTCGTGCAGTATTTGTAAAACGAACAAAAGATGCATTGATCAATGGAGAACTAGGCTTACCATTTCCTTGTGGAGAAAAACTTCAGACATTAGATGCAGCAAAAGATATAGATCTTGATGATCGTGACAAATTTCCTGATTTTCATAATTTCTGGATAGATGGCTTATATACCGGCATTGCAAAAGCTATAAATACTGTACCATCTCAATTTATGATACCCATATTTGATCCGCTAGCGTTGGCAATCGCTCTTAAATTACCAGCACCAAAATTAAGCTTTCCTTCTGTGACAATGAGCTTAGCAGCACCAATTCCACTTGCATTGAAATTAATTGGAATCAAGCCGCTAGATTTACCGCTAAAAATCCCAGAAATGCTTAAGCTTATCAATATTGAACCGCCAAAAATTCCTGCGCTAGATATCAAATTCCCAGACATAAATTTGGTATATCCGTGGGGTGCATTTCAAATACAAGCAATGCTTAATTTGGCAATTCCGCTTGGATTTGCCAAATTACTTTTGAATCTAGCTACACCTTCATTTTGGGCACCACTTTCTTTTCCAGCTTTGTTTGAACTTGGTTGTAAAACATTTACAGACTCAATATCAGCACCATTTTCAACAGCAACTGATGCAGATGGAGAAACTGTTACACCACCGCTCACAGGGCTAGCAGCAGCAAGAGCACTGGCATCTGTAACATCAGATTGTGCAATTTTTGCAGCAACTGGGTGTGTCGTAGGTGCAGGATTCATAGTTCAAAAAGAAGCAGAAATGCAAGGTTACGTGCCTCGAGCAGCAGAAGAAGATACAACGCTTATAGCAGAAGGTGCAATGAACGGTCTATCAGCTTTTGAACCTGATGAGACTACTGATGGAGCACGTTGGGTATTTAGAGATAGCACAAGAAATACTTTTTTTGGTGATCCTTTTGTTGTTGACTACCTTTATGAACTAAGCGCACATATGAAAACGAAATCAACAACTTTTGAAGTTCCTGATTATATTGTTGAAGTTGGAAATATTACTGGCAAAGATGATGATCACGGATGGAGATGGTCGAAGTGGTCAACAAAAAGATTGAATGGAAAGATTATTTCATCTCATTTTGGAAGTGCATTCGATTTTGCATATCCGTTAAGATCAGGTAATTCAAGAATTTCGGGAATGAATCCTAAAGCAAAGGCCATTACAGGCGAAGCAGAAGGTGCACCAGGAACATCTCCATACCTACCAAGTCCTTTATCTCCTCTCAAGGCTGAAAAATATGACTTTGAAGTAATGCATGAGATTTTTACATGGTCAATAAGTCATGTTAGAGAACTGATATCTTCAAACAAGATAACACCAAAAAATATTTATGCAAAACATAATCTTGTTGTTGGTGACGTATTTATTGCTGTCACGCTTGGTGAACAAGTATTTTCTTTTTATAAAAACTGGCTAAAGACAAATGGAAAAAGTCTTCCTTCTGGCCCAATTTGGGATCCAAATAAAGTGCATGAAGATCATTTGCATTTTAGATTTGCTCGAACACGCTCTGATTCAGGCAATCCAGAAAGTCCCAATCAAGATATACGTTATTTAATTCCTTGGCGCATCGAAGGAAAATATCCAAATGATAGAGGAATAGAAGAAGCAAAATCGCCACCTAACCCAGAAGATGGATCAACAATTACTGTTGTTGTCTAAGATTATGTTTCTGATATATATGATCAGACATGTCGTCATATAGCTTCAAAAGTTCAGGTCAGACACAAGATCAAATTTCAGACGAAGATGCTGCAGTCATTGCATCAAAAACTCCGTATGGAATAAAGACGCCTCTACAACTTGGAGATGGCGACAGGTTATATGCCATGAACTTTGAACTTGAAGATCAATTTGCAGATAATTTAAGAAATCTATTACTGACTAATTGGGGAGAACGTCTCGGCTTGTATAAATTTGGTGCAAATCTGAGACCACTTACAACAGAATTTGTCAGTCTAGATAACTTTGATTCTCAGGCAATTGGAAGAATTCGTTCTGCAGTAGAACAATGGATGCCATTTATAGATCTTGAAACATTTACATCAGCAGTAGATCGAACAAATAACAAAAATACAGGTATTCTCACGATCAATATAACATACAATATACCTGCACTTGACGTCACGGGCAAAGGTCTTCAAATTGTTTTGTACGTAATCTGATTGTGTATCTATTTATCATCAGGTAATAACAGAAATGGCAATCTCAGACAACAGCGTGGCACTAAAAACTGTTCGGCAACGAAATTATCTTGCCAGAGACTTCGATGGTTTCAGAACAGTTCTTCTAGATTATGCCAGGCAGTATTATCCTGAACAGATTCAAGACTTTTCAGAATCATCACTGGGCGGCCTCTTACTTGATATGGCAGCATATGTTGGCGACAACATGTCATATTATATGGATCATCTGTATGGAGAGCTAAATTCAGAGACAGTAGTTGAGACAGCAAATATAGAACGTATCCTTAGATCAGCAGGCGTACCAATACATGGCGCCGCAGCAGCAGTAGTAGACGCAGACTTTTACATCGAAGTCCCAGTTCTTTCAGATGGAACACTGACACCGGATAGTACACTTCTTCCTACAGTAAATGAAGGATCGATCATTCAGTCATCGACAGGTATCAGCTTTAATCTTCTTGAAAATATAGATTTTTGGAAGTCTGATCCAATATCAGGTCAAATAAGCATTGCTGACGATGTTGAAGTTACAAATGGAAGAAGACTTTCTGGTAACATCGTATCAAAGATTCTCAAAAAGAAGGGAACTTGCGGCAGTGGCAATCAAACAACTGAGACTTTCTCAGTTGGTGATTTTGTACAATTCAGAAGACTAACACTTTCACAAAGCGATGTTACACAAATCATTAGTGTGTCTGATTCTCTTGGTAACGTCTATTATGAAGTTGGAAATTTGACACATGACGTAGTATACAAGAACGTTCTTAACACTGTAGAAAAGGATGTTCTCGTCAAAGACATATTAAAAGTGATTCCTGCACCGTATAGATTCGTAAAGGAAACTTCACTTAGCAATAGAACATCGACGTTGTTATTTGGAGGCGGAAATGCCGATGTCATCGAAGATGATATAATACCAGATCCGTCGGAATTTTCTATTCCTTTGCCATACTCTCAGACATTTTCCAAAATTCCAATCAATCCACAGAAAATGCTTCAAGGAACAACGCTGGGTGTCGCCGGCGCAAATACTACATTGACAGTCACTTATCGATATGGCGGCGGTCTAAATCATAACGCAAAACCAGGAACAATCCGTAGCGTCTCGACACTTTCTATGACATTTCCGCAAAATCCTTCTGCAGGTCAGCAATCACAGATTAGAAATACACTTGCAGTAACTAATCCATTTGATGCTAGCGGCGGCGAAGATCCACTAACAACAGATGAGTTGATGGCTTTAGTTCCAACGATAAAGAATTCACAAGAACGCATCGTAACAAAAGAAGATCTTCTTGCAAGGGTATACACGATGCCAAGTAACTTTGGTAGAGTGTTTCGTGTAGCAATCACAAAAAATCCAAATAATCCGCTTGCATCTAGACTTTTTATAGTCTCGCGCAATATAGACGGACAACTGATTACATCTTCAGACAAGTTAAAGCTTAATCTTAAGCGTTATCTTAACAGCTATCGAATGATTTCAGACGCTATTGACATACAAGACGCAGGAATCATCAATTTAGAACTATTTTTTCAAGTAGTTGTAGATCCTTCTATGAACAAGAGTGTGCTCATTCAAAGTGTTATTCGTGATCTAAAAGCACAGTTTGAAATTACAAAACTTCATATCGGTCAACCAATAATTATGTCTGACATAATATCAACGATATTCGCACATCAAGGTATAATTTCTGTCGATACAGTCAAATTCAACAATCTTAATGGCACAAACAACAACTTGCAATACTCACCAATTGCATATAATCCTCAGTTCAATACAAAGAATAACATCATGTATCCCTTGGAGGGTTCGATCTTCGAGATAAGATACCCAGACGTAAATATAGTTGGGAAAGCGATGTCAAATGTTTAAAACATTCTTTGCTGACAAGGACACCTACATAACGAATAAAGTCATCAAGTCTGTAAGAAAGACGTCTAGCAATGTAGGTAATGCTGGTACTCTTGATCTATTCAAGTTGTATGGTGCTTCAATGAGTGGAACACTTCCCAATACTGAATTGACTCGTTTGCTCATTCATTTTGATATAGACAAGCTAAAAACGCTTCATGAATCAGGTCGAATCGATATTGGAGATTCTAGCTTTTGGTGTGAAATGCATCTTCATGATGTTTATGGTGGTCAACCAACACCAAATAATTTCACAGTTGATGTATTTCCATTGTCCTCGTCATTCGATGAAGGCCTTGGAAGAGATATAGCTCATTACTCTGATTACGATTCATGTAATTGGCTTTCTTCATCATTTACAACGTTATGGGTTTCTGGTGGCTGCTCTCTTGCATGCTCTGCAAACTCCGGCGGCGGTGATTATATCACGAGTTCTTTTAGTCTTGCTAGCACAAAAGCTTCTCAATACTTCAAAACAGGAACAGAAGATCTCGTTGTCGATATCACATCGTTGATGTCAGCAACGTTGGCAGGAGAGATACCCGACGTTGGATTCAGAATATCTTTCGAAAATTCGCTTGAGGTTAACTCAAAGACTTATTTCGTAAAACGATTCGCATCACGTACAGCATTTGACGAGACAAAGCGTCCACATCTATTGATGGGATTTGACGATTCTATCTACGATGATACTCAAGATCTTTCGCTTGACACGTCATGTCGTCTGACATTCTATAACTACAATTTTGGAAGTCTTTCAAATCTCACGTCAGGAAGTAGTTTAAGCCAAATCACGGGAAGCAATTGTCTATTGCTTAAAATGAGCACGCCTATATCTGGAGGCTACTATAATCAGTATATAACTGGATCTCAATATTCACATGGCTCGTCATATGTTACAGGAACATACTTTGCTGACGTAACAATCCCGTCATCAGGAACTGGATTAGCTGCAGTAATTGCATTATCTGGTTCTCTGGAATTTGTGCCCGTATGGCAATCAATTGATAACAGTCTTGCGTATATAACTGGCAGCACTCTCACTATATCCCCTCCAGTAAGGAGTATGTCGCGAAGAAACAAGTCACTTATTGTATCTGTAAGAGATCTAAAAGACAGATACACAAATTCAGAAGAAGCAATTATTAGAGTGCATATCTTTGATCAAACAAGCCCCTTGATCAAAGCAACAAAGTTACCTGTTGAATTGCCTGGTGTTATCATAAAAGATGTGTACTATCAAATTCGAGATTCTGTGACAGACGAAGCCGTTGTACCATTCGATCTTGATAAAAAGTCAACAAAAGTATCTAATGATGCTGATGGCATGTTCTTCGTACTCGATACATCAAGTCTTTCTTCCGGCAGAACATATGTGATTGATGTCATTATTCCTATAGATGGAAACAACTCAGAATTCAGATCTGTTTCTTCTATATTTCGAGTTGAAAATTACCCGACACCACTGAGGACATAAAATGTCCACAAGATCGAATACACCGTTTGTTCCATCATTTATGAAGGCTGTTGCAGGCAATACTAAGCCTGTTATCCAAACATATGCTGATGCTGATTTGAGTAACTCTAATCATGCAGGCAACACATCATTCAAATATGATCCGCTTGATTCACCTCTCAAAAGTTCTCAACAGCTCAACGTAGATTGGTCAAAGTTTGAAAATCATACTTTTTTCTCTTCTGCAGAAGTAAAAGTAAATGAGGCATTCAACAAGATAATCAACGGTTTTCCATTTGACGGAACTAGGAAAGAGGTCGAAGAGTATCTTGATTCAATGACAGGATTTGAAAAATATGTCTTTGACAGCTTTCCAACGTGGTCAGGTGCACTGCATTTTTCAGGTACGTCAGTAACTGAAAATCCCGCAGGAGGATTCCAAGAAAAACTTGGAACATGGATAGCCGTTAAGGATAAATCAGGTAATCTATATCCTGAAATGTCAAAAAACAATGAGGGCGTAACAATCATCAATCCTGCAGATGAAGAGACGTCAATGTCTATCGAAGCAATCATTCGAATACCAGAACTTGCAAATGACACACAAGTTATTTTTCAAAAAAGCTCAACTGACACTGATGGTTTTATGTTTCATCTTAGTCCATCAGTGTCATCCACTTCTGCTACTGCTGTTTTTAGTGTAACGTCAGGGTCGATATCAAATTCAGTTTCTTATGAGCTTTTAAAGGGTTCACCAAATCACGTCTGTGTAATTCTTAATAAAGAAGGAAGAGAAAATTCACTTCAATTTTATCTCAATGAATCGCTTCAGTCAGAAACAACTAAGAATAAAAAATTTGGAAAACTTTCAATTGATGAATCAGATTTTCTGATAGGGTCTGGCAGTACTTTTTATTCTGGCGGGATCCTTGTAACACCTACACAAACTTTCAGCGGTTCGCTTGATGAATTGCGTATTTTTCATTCTGTTAGAGATACGCAGTCTCAAATCTTACAGTCATCTCGCGGTTTATATTCTACGCCTGATCTGAAACTTTACTATCGATTCAATGAACCTTCTGGGACATTATCTAATCTTAATTCTACGACAGATGCTGTTGTATTGGATAGCTCAGGCAATTCATTGCATTCAACAATTCAAAACTATGATGCATCACTGAGGCTTGATGCTACAGCAGATAGTGACAACATACTTGTTAATGAACGAAAAGAATTCAAAACAGTATTATTTCCAACATATGAGCCGATATTGGAGCTCAATTTATCACTTTTGACTGAAGCTACAAAATATGACAGGGAAAATCCAAACAATATCATTAAGCTAATACCAAAACATTACCTTCTTGAAGGTGCATCACAAGACGGCTTCTATGATGTTGAAGGTGATGCAGGAAATCCTTATGCAGGCGATGGTGTACCCGGTCAGGGTAAAAAGGGCTCTGTTCAACTTATCCTGTCTTTTTTGTATATCTGGTCAAAGTTTTTTGATGAGATCAAGCTGTATGCAGATGCATTTAGTACACTTAGGACCGTCGGTTATGATGAGACTGATACGATCCCAGACAACTTTCTTGAAGATCTTGTCAGACAATATGGTTTTTATCTTCCAAAGTTCTTTACTAATTCAACAGTTGAACAATATGCTGATGGTCAATATATCCCAGGTTTAACTGACTTGGACACGCCGCTTAAGAAGATTCAGTCTATCATTCTCCGTCGTGTTCTCACCAACATGCCAGACATAATCAGGTCAAAGGGAACACAACATAGTATCAAGTCATTTCTTAGATCAGTAGGAATAGATCCTGAAAATAGCATAAAAATTAGAGAATACGGCGGAGCAACAACCAAACAATTGTCTGCATCTCGTGAAAAGAAGTTTGAACCACTCGGCATGGTTAACTTTATCACTTCGTCTTTTGTGATAACTCAGCCGCTCTCAGGATCACGAATAGAACCTGGTTTTCCAAAGCCCGCAGGAAGCTTCATCACAAGCAAAATTACAAAAAGAAATACTGGGACAACTAACAGGTCTGACGGATTATTTACATCGGGTTCTTGGAACGTCGAAGGATGCTTCAAATTTACACCACAAAAAATATCAGAGATAGTAGGTAGTGAAGGTAATCAGTCATTATTTCGAATGATTGTCACCGGCAGTACTTTGCCAAGTCAACAACCAGCATTACTTGCAAATGTTGTCGCAACGCAAGGCAGTGGAAATCAACAAGATCCTGCAACTGTTGAATTATTCTGTAGACCAACTCAAAGTTCATCTGCAAAATTGTTGCATATGTCACTATCATTATCAGGATCAGGTATATTTGACGGCGATCGTTGGAACGTTTCATTCGGTTGCATTAGAAATGATGAATTCGATTCAAGAGTAACATCTTCGTATTATTTGCGAGTTGGTAGAGCTGATGAAGGTGAAATATTAGATTCATATGTAACATCATCATATTTTGATGAATCAATCACCGGACAGAACAATCTCTTTAGAACTGCATTATCAGGAACGAATGCATCTGGAAGTTATATCTGTATTGGTAATAATCAAGTTATTCCTGCAGGTATTGGTTACTCGCATCTTAACGATACTTTGTATTCAGATGATATTGCACGTACAGTTGACTTTGAAGGATGGGCAGCAGGCATACGTTTTTGGTCAAAGTCAATGACAGTTGATGAATGGAAAGAACATGTAAGAAATCCTAAGTCTACAGGCGTAGATGATCCGATGACGAACTTTAACTTCGTTACAGATATGTCTGGTTCATTTCAAAAACTTCGTCTAGATACATTTCATAAGCAACCAATACGTGATGCTGATGATAATGGCAACATCGTATTCGCAGATTTTAGTCAAAACAATAACGAACCTGATGGAACAGGTTTCGAACCGAATTCTCATGTTGTTATTGGTGATATTTTCCGCTTTAGTTACCTGTCACCTGCATTCGATGAATCAGCAACTGATGATAAGATTCGAATCAAGAGTTTTACAAGCCCAGATCTACTAAATGAAAATCCATTTGCTGTTCCTTCACCGTCATATTTGAGTAATGATTACTTACTATCAGAAGAACCGCAGGATGATCTTCGACTATCACTAGAATTTTCAATGATTGATTCACTAGATCGTGACATTGTTTCAATGTTTTCATCATTTGACATCTTAAATGACGTTCTTGGTAGTCCTGAATTAATGTTCTCTGCTGATTACCCTGGTCTTGATGTACTTCGAGATGTTTACTTCAATCGATTGTCAGACAAGGTAGACTTTAGAAAATTCTTGGAATTCTACAGGTGGTTCGATATATCAATATCAGGATTCATTGAACAACTTATACCTAGTAAGACACGGTACAAAGGAACAAATTTTGTGATTGAGTCTCACATGCTCGAGCGTCATAAGAACACATATCGTCATAGTGATAACTACATTGGTCAGAAGCAGATTATTGATGATAGCTTATTGGTTCAACAAATAGTCGGAGTATTTAGAAAATATTAAGCTATGAATAAGTTTTCATACAAACAAAAACTTGGTGCAGAATAATGAGTGTAAACTTTAACAATTCTACAGCAACACCTGCCGGCAGCATTTCATCTGCATTGGCTCGTGCAAATTCAAGCGTAGACAACATACACATTGATTGTGATGTAAATTATTTCAATACAAAAGAACAAATTCGACTTAGAGACATTACATGGTTTGAAGATTTTGGCGCGCCGGCTGTGATAGCGGGATCTTCAGAGGCAGGCGGATTTTTCTCACATCGAAAGATCTATAGAAATATTCCTTCTAGTGGAACGTCTCATCATCTTGTAAGCATGACAGTCATCGATGGAAAAGGGGAATCTAGAAAAATTCTTTCAACAAATATCGATTACTATGCATCATCAAGTCTCGATTCATATCGAAATGGTGTTGATATTACTGCTGAGAAACACTGGACAGCAGGCATTGTAAAAATTTCTGCCGGCACAGCAGGACATTTGCTAGATAGAACACTATTCGGTGTTCCGCATGTCAGTATAATAGCTGCAGATAGATTTGAAGAGATTGATGTATTTGATCCTGTCAGGTATGTTGAATCAGGTGGTGATCCAAGTATTTTCACATATCCGATTGTCACATCTGATACAAATCAACGAGAAAATTATGTTATAGATGGAATAATAGAAGCGTTTCCAATTCGTTCAGTGGTATCAAATTTTTCAATTAATCATCCATTTGAACCACATTCTGTAATGGGTCAATTTGGAAATGGAAACATATTTAGTCGATTTGATTCAGATCAAGTCTTGTCAGTTGATTACATAGACAAACCATTTGTGAATAAGCAATTTTTTCTCGATGCAGTCGAAGTAGTTGGAATTGAAGGAACAGATTTTCATGTAGGTCCTGCAATAGGTTATGTCTCATATGATAGAAACGTATTAGAACCATTTGAAGATGTAATTCATCTAATACAAGAATTTCCTGTTGGAAGTAGAGCCAATGGAGAAAATCTATTTAATTCACTCAATGCTATGAGAAATTCATCAACAACGTATATTACACCAAAAGAGCATACAGGTACGTGCGGATTTGTGTATGATAATGCATATTCTGGTACAGAATCTGTGACATACGGAGGTATGCTTTTTTAATGTCTGCATCGCCAAAAACTAAGAGATTAGCACCTGACAGAAACTTTGACGACTATGTTGTAACACTGACGTCGTTATCTGATGATGGCTTATTTCCTGTTCAAAGCGCAAATATGACGTATTTGCCTGGTGTTATTGGAACTGAGTATAGTGCAATTTCAAATGCATTTATTGATATTGGATTTAATTTTGTTTTTGATGGTAAGACATATACTAAGCTATGTGTTTCATCGTGCGGCTTTTGTGTGCTTGTTGATCCCAGTATTTCTTATGCATCGACTGCTGCACTTATGGGTGATGTATTGGACGTTGCTGCTAGCTTTTATAGGAATACTACAATCAAAACAACAATTACTGGCAACAACATTGTTGTTGCGCCATGGTGGGATTTTTTGCGGAATGTCTTTAGATATCCAAAAGGAGCAAATCAAGATCTGTACTTTACATCTTTACAAGGTCCTCCGCTGCCATATGTCACTTATAGTGATGTCATATCTGGTAAATTTTTAATGCCATCTGGCATCGATTCAACGTTGGGCGGAGTCAAATATTTTCGTGCAAATTCAACACAATATGGCAAAGCACTAGCCATACGTTGGAAATCTTTTTCAGTTTATGGAGCACCAGGAACTTCTGAAAATATAATCACGTTTGATCTAATAATTTACAATTCAGGAATGATAGAGTTCAGATACTCACCAAGATCATTTACAGGAATCAATATTGAAGAAGCTGCAACAATCGGGATATTCAAAAATAATACGACATACAGGGATTTTGGTCAAATCTTAAAAACCGACGATACAAACGCTAGGCCCAGACATGTTAACGGTGGTGCTTCATGGAATAGTTCTTTTACAGATTATGATTCTGCAGAATCAGATTATGCAAATTATACAGTGTCACTTAACACATTCGAACATTGGCCTGCAGCAGGTACTGATAAGTGCGCAATCTTTCGATTCTCACCCCCTTCAAATAGAAGAACACAAAATAGAACAGTACTCCCAATGAGAGCTGCAACTCCTTTCATTCGAGGCAGTGAAGATTCATCAGTGTTTAATGATCAAAAAACAATACCTTTTTCCGACACAAACACAAATCAATTGATAGAATATCCATCAATGATTCCAGCATCTATGAATACTGTAGCATTTGGTAATCCATATACTGTTGCAGATTTATTTCGTTCAGGAAGTATACAGATTTCTCGTGTGACAGTTCCTGCATGTCTATCAGATTCTATTCTTTCTGATTCAATCATTGACGGAAAAAGGAGATCTGGGCAATGAAACCTTTTAGTGAACACGCAAGATTTGAACAAAATAATGGATCTGATCAATTCTATGCAACCGGTTCTAGTCCCTCAATAGGAGATGGGAGCTTTGATTCTGCGCTGTCAAATAAAGCACAAATTAGAGTTTCTTTTGCAGTAAAGACAAACATTGAAATGTTGCCAAATACATCAAGTATTTACTACTTCAATCCAAACAAGAATCAATGGAGTTTACCAGCAAATTCTATTTCAGATCATGTGGGTCTATTTGATAAACATTCAGTCCCAACGGCCGCCGATGCCTCAGTAAATGCAAACCAAGGCTCTTTTATAACAGAAGATCAAAAAGGTTTCACATCAACTGGTAATCCAATAATTTCTGGTAGTCTAGATCTACGTAGACATGTTGAGACTGGTACAGATGAAGGAAATTATTCTGATCCGCTTGTAGGTCATCTTGAATTCGGTGGCAGCTATCTGAAAAACGAAAATCTCGATCCACTGCCTCAATTAATAATTGGCGGCTTAACAAAAGAATACCCAAAAAGTATACAAAGAAATGCTGACTATGACTCAAATGGCATGTCATTTGAACTCAATATTGATGCTCCATTTTTAATTGAAAAGGTTGTTATAGAAGTTCCTATGACATTTGGTCCGTCATGGTTTAGAGACAAAACAGTATCAACTGTAATATTTGACACTGGCTTAATTTATGATTATGCTGTTACAGATCCTATTGGCATAAACACTGCAGGTTACTCAAATTATTATTTTGATTCTGCAGGACCCGCACTCACTTTTTCATTGTTTAGTGAGAAAAATTATGGTCTTACAAAGATTAGAGATCTAATAACAAATTCTACAGTCACTAATTCGAACGATGCAACATCAAATATTCGTGTAAAGACTATTCCAAATACAAGCCCTCCTGCCACAACAGAGTTTGCGCTTAGTCCAACACTTATCTTGTGCGAGAGTTATTTTTCACCAGACACAGTTGTTTCGCCTACTAATACAATTGGATCAAATGAATTTTTCACAGGTAGCATCGTAATCAAGTCTACTCCTTCAATTTCAAATGGTATTTCAAAAATATATTTACTTAATTCAACAATCACAGACATAACGTCAGCAGTCCCCGATTTCAGCCCAGCTTTTATGACTGCCGCCGAGTCCACAATTTTTTACAGAGATTTTTTTGCAACTGAATATCTTACAAAATTGTCAATTATACAAAGCGATAAAAATAAGCTTCGCAATGGAGAGTCACTATTCTTAGACACGATCAATGCATTTGGCAGAGGCATGACTGGCTTCAATCCAAGCGGTGGTTCAATATTCGGCGGCGAATATGTTACAAATCAGGTTGTTTCTAGAAAAGACAAATCAATTAAGAATCCATTTTTTCTAGAAAATGCCGCAGACATAGAAGATGTAATCAATAAACTAATTGTTGTTGTAGGTGATCGTATTGCATATGCTATTTCTCAAGGTTGGATAACGTATTACTTGGCAAATTTTTTGATAGTTGCGCCACTTGACTTTACTTCAAAGAAAAATTCACCGTATCTCATTAACCCAGGCGAGAAGTTAATACTTGCTGCATCAAAAACGAGACCTGCATTTGAAACAGTTAAGCTCAAAGTTATGGACACAGCCCCAGGTAGCCCAAGCGATCCTTCAACTGGTACGTGCTTGCTGCTTTCAAGCTCTACGTTATATGACGTAGATTATGGAGGCCCTGCTCGAGGTCACGATGTATGCTTCAACACAGGCTCAATAAACATAACTTTTTACGGGTCATATGTCAAAGAAGGTAGTGAGTTCATACCATGAGTCATTTCGCTGATAACATCTTTACAGATGACATACACGATGCAATAGGTAATCAACCTGTGCTCGATCAATTTGATATTTCTTACGAAGCATCATTTTATGGATCAATGCAGGACGATTACATCACAGGCTCCATACTTGCGATATCAAATAATAGTTTCATTACAGGTTCGCGAGCAAGAAAATTTAGCAAACAATTTGCAGAGCTTGAAGTTCCACTGTCGTCAGAATATGATTCGATTACATCGGCAGAAGTTGTAAGAAATCCTTTGCTCTCATACAGGCAAGTTCCGTGGCAAGAAAGAGTATCACACACTGCTTATAGAATTGTGCAATGTCACGATGGTAATGAAAGATATTACGATTCATGTATACCAGATCTTTCATTTTGTTTAAAGCAAAATGGTTCTGTTCCGTTTAGCATCTCTGGCAGTCGATTTGAAGTTAACTCTGCATTTTTTCTTAGTCCATACAATAACGTTGTTACTGCATCTGTTGGTTACATGATTTTCAATGGATCAAAAGTAGACAGAACAAACATTGGTCTTACTGATGATCCGCTCGTTAATAATAAGTGGACGTGGTCATTTCCATATGAGACACAATACGATCCTAACAATAGACTTACAAAGACAAATGACGTTTTTGGAATTAACTTTTGTCGAAACGAAACGACAATAAATTCACACTTTACAGACATAAATTTTTTGACAAAAAATCGTCAGAAATTAATAAAATCGATCATTCCAATTTTACCAGGACACTTGAATAAAAGTGACATCGCAGTACACGGAAGAAATTCATTAAGGGTTCCTGCAACTGTTTTTGATGGAACTGAAGATATCTATTTTCCCGCGCTGCTCACTGGTACAATAAGCAATTCATCGCTGGATAACAGTCTTGGTATGTCTTATCTCATACCGTCAGAAGTCTTCTTGAATAAGAAAAATGATCATGGCTATCTTAATAGCTACACTGCAATATCTGCACCATTTTCAAATAGTCCTGCTAGTGTATATCAAACGGGCTCGATGGTTTACACAGACCTTATCAAGTTCTTTTTCGGATATGGTGATTTGAATAACATCACATATGAATCACAGTTTGACGTCAATGATCCTGCGACGTCGTATTTTGAGGGATTTGAAGTGCCTACAAGCGTCGTAGGAACAAATTCAGGCAAATTAGCAAGTGCATTTTCTTCATTAGCAACAGACGATCTGATCATTGACTGGTCATTCTCGCCAAATGGAGCGACACCAGGTTCTGGGACACCAATGCCTTGGACTGCTATTTACAGAGGCTCAACATTTGAAGCACCAACTGTTGGTATTACTTTTGCAGCAATTTCATCATCGTTCACATCATCGATTCTTACGCAGGGTATATACTGGCAATCTTCATCTATAATTAGCGATCCGCCAAGTGACTTTGTTCTCCTATCAGCAACTACTAGCAGCTTCCACGGAGCTATTCCGACATACACAAATGCACTTAATGAGGCAGCAGCTAGTTTTGTATGGTCAACAGCTTGTGTAGAGATAACAGCATCATATCCATTTATTTTTAACTATTCAAGAGCAATTGCTGGTCATCCATCAGATTATCTTGCTGTGTATTTTTCAGGCGTACCAAACTCTCCTTCACACAGGAATCCTTCTTTGTCACCGGGTAATTCAAAGTCTGGTTTCTATCCACTTGTTGACAGAAAAAATGAAATGTTCTATATCGAAAAACTTTTTGGTATGGCATCAGGATCTGCATTGTCAGCTGACTCTCTTGATGGTGGAGCTGCGCCGGCATTAATGCAGATGAGTGACAAATTTTCATTCGTCGATGACAAATGGTCTGGACCGATTATGCCATCAGGCGAGTACAGACTATGTTTTTCATATGTAAAGATTCTTACGTTAGCTACTCCTGCACGATCAAAACCTGACATTGCAGCGATCGATAACTTTGTTGTAAAGACGCTCAAGCCTAACTTAAACTTGGACCGCCGTATCGGTGCAAATAACTACCCAATGTTCAGAGCAAAAAAAGTCGATACAAGATTCAATCCAATTGCCAGCACAGACGTCAAAAATTATAACTACTTACAAACTTTCATAAGCGGCACGCAGAACAATTATTCAGGATACACATTTGGAATATCACCAGTAATCAGAGGCTGGAAATATGGTCTATATAGTGGGCTTCCTGCACATTCTAAAGCTACATTTAGAAGAAACAGATTTGGACAGCTTCGAGACATGCTCGAGCAACGTCAGTATACGAAATTCATCAATGACGGAACTACAACTTTTGATAATGAAGCAATATTGAGATCGCCAGAGATAAAAGAACTTGGCGGAGCAAGATCTCAAAGTGCGACTGTTGTCAAAGGCTCACCCGGGCCGAGTCCAGTTGAAGTTAACTTCGTTCGTCAAGCTTATCGAAAAACTGATCGGGGTATTGGAGAGATTTATGTTGTAGGCGTTCAACCCAATACGACATATTCACAAAATCTTAGCACAGAAGCAACATCTTCGCTTCCTTACTTTGATGGTTTCTCTAGAAACATCCCTTAGAGTGCTGCGTTACTGGAACAATTTGTAACGCTGGCTGCAATATTTCAAATTCAATTCGTCGAATTTCCTCTGCAGAATATTCGCGTTTGATCACTACAGGTTCATCCATGATTACAATATCTTCGTCATCTCCAACAAGATCAATGATTACTATCACTAAAGACCTCAATCATAGATATGATGACATTTGATAATTCATTGTGTTTGTGCATAGTTATTGTTGACATGAGCCGTCGCGACACTAAATTGCTTTCTCTGTATGTGAGAGCATTAATTGAATCTACAACCAACAAAAAAAGAGTATTAAGAATCTTTGATTTTGATGACACACTAGTCAAAACCGATTCTAGAATACATGTGTTAACTGCATCAGGAGACAAACTTAGCTTAACTAGCGGCGAGTATGCTGTGTATGCTCCGCAGTACGGAGACAAATTTGACTACTCAGATTTTTCAAAATTGGTTAATCCGTCTGAGATAAAATGGACGACAAAAATTCTTAAAAGAATAATTGCAAAAGGAGGAGAAGTTGTAATTCTAACTGCGCGCAGCGACCCAAAGCCAGTGCGTCAATTCATTAATGATATCAATTTAGCATATGTAGAAGTTGTTGCTCTGGGAGACTCAGATCCTCAAAAAAAAGCAGAATATATTTCTCGCAGACTAGATGAAGAAGACTTCAATGAGGTTGAATTCTTTGATGATTCATACAAGAATATCTTGGCAGTTGCAAACATTTCTGCTGATTATCCTGATGTGAAGATAATCACACGACATGTTACGCATACTCCCAAAATTAATTGATCTTGCCGGCTACGACATTCGAAGCTTCGACAGCATGTGCTGCCTGAGTTGCTGAGAATAACTTAGAAAAATCAAACTTAGAATGTACTTTTTCATTTATGGGAATTATTCTGATGTCCTTCTGGGCAGCCTGCTTGGTCCATGGGACAGCACCTCCAACCACCCAACCTGTATACAATTCTACAAAGCTTGTTTTTGCTGACGTCACGTCTGATGGCAACATCTTGACAGCACGTATGTTGTCATACCGCTCATGATTCAATGAGATCTTTGGATTTGGACCGTGGTTCGTGTCAACGTAGTAATACTCACAACCCAGCCATTCAATTTCTACAAATTCTTTTTGTTCAAGGCTCATGACTGTTGCACGTTCTTTCCATGCAACAGAATCAACAGGATCTTCACGAAGATAATATGCAGCTTCTACAGAATCAAATACATTAAATGACCAATAGGTGGCAGATTTTTTTAGGCTTAGTCTTATCTTTTTCACGTATGCCGATCATATCACATGTCAGCAATTAAGAAACTATCTCAGCAAGATATTTCTTTCGAATCACGCTTCGAAGGCCTGGATTCACTATTAGTGCAGCAGGTACAATATCTTTTCGAATCAGATTACGCATAAATCTTACATCATTGTTGCTGGCATCTTCACACCATGAAAGATTTTGACGTTTGCACCAAGACATGAATTCTGATTTTGGCGTCATTAGAAATGGCCGAATTACATTCCCTCTTTTGTATGGAATGATTTTTCCATTGCCACGAAGCGATGTGAAAATCCATGTCTCAACAGAATCATCAAGATGATGTGCTGTGATTACAGGGCCATCAATTGTCGAAAGAAAGTTGTATCGATGTTCTCTCCAAAAATCTTCTAGAGATCGACCTTTTGGAGGTGCAAAATCAAGCTTGCCACGAGTCAATTTTAGACTTCGTTTATTTGCAAATTCACTAACAAAAATTTCTGCTTCGGCTGAAGCGACAGTATTGTGATTAAAGAATGCAAGATCTACGCGCCTAGATCTCAAAAGAAAATCAACGACAGCGACAGAATCAACACCGCCTGAAAAAGCAACAGTGCACTTTTCTGGAAGCTTGCCTAGAATTTTTATCATGATTTGTTAGATTTTGTGGACCGGGTGGGACTCGAACCCACACATCTACAGTTTATGAGACTGTCGCTTTAACCTATATTTAGCTACCGGTCCGTAAATTTATATGTTGTTAAGATTACTTTAATGTGTCTTCCAATTGTGCCCTGGGTCGGATTCGAACCGACATATCATCGCTGATGGTTGATTTTGAATCAACTGTGTCTGCCATTCCACCACCAGGGCATGAACTTATTCTATCATATAGCGTAAGTATTTTACATGGTTAGATCAATTTTAAGTTTCCCGTGATCTCATCTATCTTATCAATTTCATCAGGGCCAAGTGCTATTGCGACCATTTGCACAGTTTCTGGAAATTCTAATTCTGGTGAATCAGATTTTACATCGTCCGCGACGCGTTTTTCAACAGTATAGCAAGGAACTCCTTTGATCTCTGCTTTGAATACAAGCGACTTCAAGGCATTTTCTGAAGCAACGCCGACGATTACAAGTGTCCCATCATTCTGCAACCATTCTGCTTCATATGGTGTGAGTTCGACAGCCAACTTATCTAGTTGTTCAGAAGTGTCATTGTCAAAAATAAATTTAGATGATGCCTTTGCCACTAGTGCTGCTAGTGCTGCACGACGAAGCCTCAGATCTCGCCTAACGACAACAACCTGCTTAAGTGACTTTGACATGTAACGGATATTACACCGTAATTTATCATGCGTCTGCTGCAAATTCTAGTTGAATTGCATCACGTTCATCCATGATGATCTTGCCAAGCCAATTCGAACCGGTTCCACGACAGATACCCCAAAACGTATCATTCCAAGTATTGTTATAGACTAGTTCTGCATTGCTAGTCGAAAGAAGCCGCGGCCGCAAGAATGGATTTTCAAATTTCTTCTTTATGAAATCTCGCATCAGTTCGAGCTTCACTGAATCCCAGTCAGGCCGAATCTGAATACATCTTCCAAGTTTCTTGGCTTCCGCAGGTGTTGCAGCGCGCCGTATGATATCACGAATATTCTCATCCAATGTTTTATGCGCCTGATAAGCATGTTCACAAGTCTTGTATGACTTGCCATCTACATAGATTGTTGATGGATGAAAATTTGACAGAAATCCATAACCTGCTTCATTTGTAAAGCTACTAATTATATGATTTTCTGTATTCATTTTGATCTGACTTAGAAAGGCGCCTGCGGCCACTTTCGCCAATAAATTTTGGCATCTTCTGGGATGTTGCCATCAACAGCCGGTCCATGATATGTGAGTGCAGTATACTCCACTTTGCCATTCTGAATACTGCATGCGAGCACCTCTTCACCGATCGGCGGTTTCACCTTTGGTGCAAGATTCCAGCCATTTTTTGTGAACAAGCGAATTATCATTGGAATGATAATTGATCCACATAGCGTTCCCATCAGGAAGTCGAAGCCGTGCGCGTTCATGTGTCCTCCTGTGCTCTCATGCGGATCATCGCGACACCATGTGTGTGTGCGGCGCTCGCAGTTCGCCGGCGAAATCGCAATGAACCATCATCGCAAGATGTCGCAGCGCCACGAGCATGTCGTCCGCGGTGCCGCGGAGGCCCGTCTCAATAATCACCGCGTAGGCCGCGGTTGTCTCCGGGCTGTAGGCCACGGTCCTAGGTGGAGGGCTTGCCTCCGCCGTGACGGGCTTCGCCGGAGTAGCGGTGTCTGGCTGCTTCACGGTTGCACCGGAGTCCGCATAGCCACGAACATGTGCTCGACGACTCGGGGCGCTCGAATGAACGCCGCCGGGAAAAGATTCGGGCACAGTTCTCGGACGGACATCATGAGCGCGTCGCCCTGGGCTTCGGTGGCTAGGTGCAGAGCAAGCCCGGCGTCGTCAACCCAATCGAAGTGCCGCGCCGAGGCGCGGAGGTATGCTGGCCCCGGTGCTTCGATCAGCCAGTAGCACTTCTCCGTGGGTGTTCCGTCGCTCATGGGATTGCTTCTTTCTGGATCCGCTCCACGCGGACTGCCGGCCTCTGTTGCTTCACGGGGCACGATCCTTTCTTTCGGTCATCGTGAGATCGACTGTGGCGTGCCAGTACCCGTCGATGTACCCGACAAGCCCACCGAGCAGCACGCCGCCGAGGAGCCACGCAAAGGTCAACGGACTGCCTCTTCCATGACCCGGTCGGTCCAGATAGCTGGTCGCTGTTGCTTCACGGCTGCACCTTCGTCTTTTCGGCGGACGTGCCCTGCTTCCGCAGGTATGTGCGCCCGGCCACATTGTCGTTTAACGCCCAGCGCACCGTGAGGCGCGCGCCAACCGGGATGCGGTAGACGTCGGCCTGAGACTTGACGGCATTTATTCCGACTATTTCTGATGCTATTTGCTTATTTGACATCATGGTTGCCGGGCGCGTAATATACGGTGTCACCACCCCAAGTAAAAGCCTGTTCAAGCGCATCTTCAAGCTCAGGAGTAAGCGCGCCACCATACACGTCTTCTTCTATACCCCAGCGGGCTTCGCTTGCGTTGTACTCTGACAACATGACTTCGCCTTCCAATTCACCTTGCCAAACTGCACGAAGTGACACTTCGGATGCCAGGAAGGCAACATGTCGAGCTAGTCTTCGACCATACTCTTCGATGAAAGCTTGTGCTGCATTGGGATACTTTTCCACCAGCTCCGAGAATCGTAGCGCCGGCACATTCATCGCCATGCACCCTGAATGACAGCATTGTCAGAGATGTTAATCTGAAGCTCTTCAGTATTGAACATCATCTTCCGGCCGCGCCCGATAACGTAACCTCGCTTGATTCGCGACGGCCTCGGTGCGTTACATTCACCGTCAGACATGATGAGAAGTCCGTCCCACCGACCACGATTCTTTGGTGCATTTGCGAAATCCGTCGGAGCATTGAAGTCAGTGCCACCGCCAAGTTCGCGCTGTGCAACGATATTCGTTCCACGCTTCCACGTGAAGAGATTCTGCTCTTTAACACGCGTGTCAAACGGAATGACATCAATCGATACTTTCTTTGTGAGAGAGTTCAATTCACCGAAGAACTCGACAAGCATTTCGTTGGAGACAGAACCCGACTGATCGATCGCGATCAGAAGTTTTGCCTCATATGACCGCTTAATTCCCGGGTGAATGTAAGGAAACCGCTTGTTGATTCGCTTGATCGAAGTGCTCCGGCCCCCGCGATTGATCGACCCGATGAATTGGCGAAGAACAGAGCGCCAATTAACGACACTTGCGACAGACTTCCGAATTGCCTCGATTAGGTCGAGCGGGATATTACCCCAACCGTTCGACTGCTGATCAGCAGTCTTTGCAGCCTTTTCGACCATTGACTTGACCTTGCCTTCGACGTATTCGCGAATCTCCTCGGGAATATCATCCCAGCCATCGTGGCTGTCCATCTGACCGTTTCCAGGGATGTAATACGTACCACTTCCCTCGCCACCGTCAGATTCAAAGTCTTCATCATCTTTGATCTGCTCGTTGATTTTGTCAAAGTACCATTCAGATGCCTGCATGATAGGCAGCTTTTCGATGATTTCACCGAACTTCTGTGCAGCTCGTTCTTCCTTGGTCGGCTCTTTGCCTGCCTCGACAGGCCGCGGCACGTACTTCATGCCAGGAACATATGCAAATCCAGGCAGGATTTGACTGCCAGTAAGTGTCCTGTACGAACCAGCTTTGAATGCCTCTACCAAGATGGAGTTAATCGCGAGGTCAGTTGAAATGTTCCACAGCTCGTGTGGCTTGCGCCGCCGCCCGTAAAGGTGGCCAAACACGATATGATAGAACTCGTGGGTGATGACGCCGCGAACTTCTGCCTGAGACAGCTTTGAAAAGAAGTCCGGATTGTACAGGAGGCACAAGTCGTCAGTCTTTTCATTGAATGCGACACCTGCTGTCGGTATGTTCCTCGTCGGAATCTTCGTGATGTGTCGGGACAGTTCCGCAAAGAAGGGATTGTCCTGAAGGAATTTGATGAGTTCAACATGAATGTTGAAGTCTGTTTCGCAGGGGGTTAGGTCCATGGTTCTAGTATATCTTGATTTGAAGAAGGTTTGCACTGCCTAGAAAATATTTTCGCTTATGATTTACGAGCGGCAGACATGTCGTCGACTAGTCGCACACAGTATTGCATTGTGTCCACACCGGTTCATTCTTTCATCATCTGCAGTTTGCCATTTGACACAGGTTTATTCTTTAAAAATTGGCCATTGTTCTACATGTCGTATTACTCTCATTATTCTGAGTGACTTGTGGCTGGCTAGCTGAATAACTTGTCGAGAATTCGTAAAAGTTCATCAATTTCATTACTTGTGATGCTCAAGTTTGGTCTTAGTCGAATTGTGTCACCTGCAGCTCCCATTATAAGTAATGAATGCTCGGCAAGTGCTCGTTCGATTAATTTTGATTTTGTGCCTGTTTGACAGAGGCTAAAGCCAAGGTAAAGACCGTATCCGCGCACATTATGAATAGATCTAGGCACTCTTCGTGCAAGTGATTCTAAGCCCGACCGCAAGTGTTCTGATTTGTCTGCAACAAGTCCAATGAGATTTTCTTCTTCAACTATTTTCATCTCTTGCACAAATCGAACCATGTCGACTAGCGGACCTGACCACGTCGAGTCAAGTACGCCACTTTCAACGGGCGCATTCTTCATCCAAAGTATGCCACATGCAAATTTCTTTGCACTCACGACGACTTCTGGTGGGTGTTCAAGGCCGAGCTGGTCACATAAGAATATCGTGCCACATGGTCCGCCACCCGTTTGAACTTCATCAAAACATAGAGGTGTATCGTACTTCTTGCTAAGTAGGCTAAGTTTTTGAAAAAACTCTGGATGTGCAACACGATGGCCACCGGCGCCCTGCATTGGTTCAACAACAATTCCTGCATAATCGAAATTTGACAGCTCCCGTTCAATTTCAATCAAGCTAGATTGTAACAATTCATTACTTGCATTCATATCATGTGGCTGCCATTCTGGAAATGGAATTTTTTGACTCTGCACGTCTTCAAAAGACTCAAAGTCTTGAGTTACAACTGAATTGTGTGGCGTATGAGTAATGCCAAGTGTAAATACTGTTCTACCATGAAAGCCTTGTTCAAATGTCAAGAATCTTGCAGGCCTTCTTCGAATTCTGTTTTTTTGCCACTTGCTTACAAGATATTTGAGGCCATTTTCCATTGCCTCTGCACCTGAGTTAAGTGTAAAAATTTTCCCAGTAAATTTTCCTGAAGAATTTGAATCTAGCATGCACCTCGGCGCAATTTGCATTGCCAATTTGTAATATGCAACAATTTCAGGAGTAACAAAATCAGGATTTGATACCTTGTTATTTGCGGCATATGACAGTCGCTTTAAATATTCTTGTTCAAAGAGCCTAGCATGATTATGACCAATTAGCTTTGATGCGTAATAATTGACCCAGTCGAAGATTTTTCGTCCTTCGACTGTCACAAGATGTGATCCCGAACATTTTGACAAATCTATTACAAAATGTCGCGGCTCCATAATGACGTAGTCACGAAACTCATCGATTAAATCACTTTCTAATGATTGCATTTTTGTGTTCACAAGAGCAATCTAGCGTATTCATGAACCAAATATGACAATGCAAATATGAAGCCAATATTAAAACAGCGTCTTATACTAATTGAAATTTTTCTTGTGAAGAAATCAAAGTTATGATATTCAAATCTGTAGTGCAGATCGCAAAGATAAAAAATGACTTCTTCCAAAATGATGCTGAACATTAGCATAATTCCGAATGCATCAATTGCAGAAATTTGTGGCATATTGGGAAATTTTGCAATAAAAAACCATTTCCACAGCTTTGAAAAACAGATCGCTCTAAGCAGATTTTCAAGTAGAAAAAATCCCGTTGCAAGCGGCGTTAATAGCAAAATGTCAAGAAATGAAAGATTTGCTTTCTCTATCTTTTTTAATTCAGCAGGCGGCTTTGTTGACTCTTCTTCTTCCATGATACCTCTTATGGGTTGATTTTGTTGAGAAATTCATTCTTTAGACGAATGATGTAAGACACAGTTCGTTTTGGAGCACGGCCCATTTCTCCTGAAATGGATCTTTCTATTGCGTACGAAGGATTTCCGAATACTTTTGTTACTTTGTCATTTTCATCGACTTCAGAAACAATTAGTGAATGCCAATGAATTTCTTTTTCATAATCCCACGGAGCCTTACCGCGAATGAAGAGTATATCTCCAAGTGCTGTGCCATGTTCATGAAGCCACTTTGTAAGATTTTTTGTCTGACCTACGGGTGGACTAGAATCAGTGGTTTCTTTTTTATAGACAAATTGAAACCATTCGTTATGTGTTTCAAAAAAACTTACAAGATCTGGAATACGTCGCGGATCAAGTCCATGTGATTTGATGTCAGTTCGAAAATCATATCTTCCAATTACGCGCTGCGGATGATTTCTATCTAGCGAATACCACGTACCTGCAGTTCTATCAATCGAATCTACAATAAAATCTGCACACACTTGTGGTACGTTTGGGGCACCCTTTGAAGTCCATGTTCTATACCAATCACCATTAAAACCAAACTTGCGTTCACGATGACGATACGCGTTAATCCACAGAGGACGAAGCTTGCCGTCTAACTGAAAGCCATATTCGTGCAGCGGTTCATCGAACGGTATGTGTTCGTCATTTTCAGACTTCATGACTGCAATTAGTGCAGAAAGTATCTCATTGCGAGTTTTTTTTACGTCTTCAATTGTCGTGTTAATACTTGTTTCTGGGATCGTAATTGTATTGTTTGCATCAGCTTTTACAGTTACTGTGTTCCCTACTCTGTCAGAATTTCCACATGCTATCATAAAGATGGTAGCTGCAGTAATAGATACAGAAAGTTGGCTCACTGCTTATGCTCTGAAAGATATTTCTTGCCTGCAGCAATTACCTTTTGATCGACATCACGAGGATCACGTTCACGAACATAAACTGGAAAGCGAACGCATCCGTCAACTGTGAAACCGTCAGTCGTCATTGGATCAGGCTGACCTTCTACTTCTAGAATGCGACCGATCCAACGATCAGGATCGAGGCCAATTTCTGCCTTGAGCTTGTCTGAATAACCACCGCCAACTTTAGTCACAACACCATTTGGCATCACTACTTCGAAGCCGCCCCACATTCCTTCGCGTTTTGATCCGCGCTTGCCTTCGTAATGTGATACAACTATTCCTTCAAAAGTTGCGATTGGCTTGAGCTTAAGCACTGCATCTGTTCGCTTAAAAACATACGGAGAATCAAGTTTCTTCAACATGATGCCCTCATATCCGCTGTTCATTGTTTCTGAATAGAACTTCATCAATTCCTTTTCAGACGTGACTGTCTTTCCTGACACTTGAATGACATGTGCATCATTTATTTGATTCAACAGTTCTGTAACCAAAGTGATTCGTTCAGAAGTTGCAGTCTCGTTGTTTTGATCGTGCCAATCATCGAATGCCATTGCATCGAACACATTATAGACCATGTTCGAATCATCCTTTGCAGTCTTGTGAGACATCATGATTGATGCCGATTCATTCCACGTCGACCCTATGCATTCCCCGTCAAGCACAAAATCATCCCAACTTGCTGATTCTAGTATTGACTTAATTGTTGGCAGCGTTTCAATTGGTGATCCACTACGAGTAAACATCGAAACTTCGCCATTATGTTTCACTGCAATACAACGAAGTCCATCAAGCTTTGGTTCCACTCGAACTGGGTATTGTACTTTCTCTGTTATAGCAATACCGTTCGTCTTTGTGCAAGTTGACGGCAACGTTTCTGCAAGTTGAACAGAGAACTTGACGATTGCACCTTCCCAAACCTTGTTAATTGTCGATTCCATCACACCTACTCGCAAATTTCGAAGTAGGACGCGACGGCACCACTTTTGTTCCCTGTCTGTAAATTGACTAAACATATTAGCAACAAGTGCTTTTGCAGCATTTCCTGTAACTTTTCGAGTCGACAATTTTGATTCTAGCTCATCAAGAAATGTCTTGATGCTATCGTCTTCAGACCTAGTCGAAGTCGACATAGAAGAAGGCATCTTGAATTTCGAAATATAGAAATTCGTGTATGGATCAGACGTTGCAACAAAAACACGACGCAACAGATCGTTATCGATGTTCTTGCGAAGTACGTCTTCCTTGAAATTTCGCGAATTATCTGACTCGAGGATCTCGAGGATGTCTATGACACTTTTCTTCATATGCTCACTATATCTTGTTCAATGATTGTTTTGCACTTTAAATTCATCGTGATGCAGGCGAGATCGCGGGAAGATTCCTGACACGCCTGATTGATGCTTTCAAAGGATTATAATCATAACCATTGCTTCGAACTGTCACACTAAAATGCTTCAAGTCTTGCCGCCGGCGGGAGCCGTCGTTTAATGTGAAGTAATAACAACCAGGCGCAGGCGCAGCAATAAAACCAAATTTCGAAAGATCAATTATCCGATCAGATCCACCAGCTCTGAGGTTTAGTCGAGCTTTGTGACACTCGCCGTTCTTCGACATTTTTCTTATTAGACTACTTACCGTTGTCTCATAAGCATGTTGCTTGTCGCGAGCTAGCCTCTCATCATTATTAAGCTTTATGATTCGAATCGGCTGAGACACCATCTCAGTAAGCTCATCTAGCAATTCACGCATAGCATCGATACAGCGAGCGCGCTGCATGAAAATGTCAAGTGCAGTAACTGCTGTACCATGTGTCGAGCTAGAAATTGATGGGATACATACGAATTTATATGTAACCCATGCGTTACCTGTTCCGTCAACAATCTCAGTTTGAGATTCGTCCCACAGAAATTTAACAGATGCAATTGTCTTGTAGTAATATGTCGAACATATTTCTGGAAGATCTGACAGTGTCATTGTGAAATTCAAGTCGGGCTCAGCCGCCAAAAATTGATCTGTTAGACTTTTATTTTCTTTCTTCTCAAGATATGGCAAGATACCAGAAGACAAGATTTTCCCAATAATCAGACGCGTGATTATCGATTTTTCGTTGCTCGACGACTCATTGACAGAGTCAAGAGCTTGATCATCCACAGTCGTGGAGCCTTGAGTTTCAATCGTCATTGTTGACAACCTCACTTACCTGCAAGAACAAAACACATCGAACGCTTGTCGTGATCATGAATAAAAGAACACCATGAAGTGCTCTTTGAGACGACTGCGTAGCAAGTCATTCTGCTATCATGATCATGAATTGATGCACAACGCGTCATCTGCGCGCCGCTCGTGGGTGATATCAACGTGATAATCACAAAAACAAACAGAGAAAGCCGTTTCCGTACCATGAAACTATACTAACATGATTTAGAACATCATTGCACAAGATGACTATTTAGTTGCTACGAGAATCTGCAAATTCTTGTCTTGCTATTGGCAAGTCAATAACTGGTGTAATAAGTGATGTCATCAACGCAGCTTTAATTTTTGTG